GCCCCGGCCGCACCCTAAAGGGGCGACCTCCACCCAAGTTTTATGTCGAGACGCTTGGGGCGTCCAGCACGCTCTAAGTGATCGTCAAATCCTTCGGGAGGAGTCCTCCAAAAGGTTGTGTTATCGACTAGATCGGGATTTACCCGATCATCATAATCGATACACGCGCCGGCGAGAAGCCAGGGACGTGAGTCCCTTGTATAAGCTCCTCGGTCCAGCTTGAGCAAACACTTAAGCAGGGCACCAGTCCCCTCCAAATGATCTTTGGGGGGTTTGGCCTCCACTACATAGCCGCGAACTAGCGGACTATGGAGGCTCGGGTGAAGTCGCTCGGCTTGGTAACCAAGCGAACTAACCCGGCCCAGCACTGAGGACGTCGGAAGGACGGTAGGAAAGTGACGAATCACCTTCCGAATCCGACCATCCAACCACCTTGCTGTCTTCCAGTAACCACTCATAAAGAGTTGATTCCGGAGAGACACCAAGGAGATGACCTCAGTTGCATGCTGCCGTTGTGTCGGAAATCCTTGCCGGACACGCGTAATCGATACGTCGTGCCCATTAAAGTACTCCCGACCACAAGACTCTCTGAACCTTCCGGTCCAGAAAGACTTGTCCAAACCAACTCGAGCACCGAAATGCTCGAGCGTTTGTACAACGGTAAGCACGTGATCTACAGGGACAATAAGATCGTCCCCATAGACGCGCACCGAGCCGACAAAACGTTTTACGTCTTGTCGGGAAAGTGACGTGTTAAGCGATCTTTGAATCCCCATGAAGATCAATGTCGTAAAGACCATTGCTTCAATAGGGAAGCAAAGTGCTGAACCCATCGACGCAAACTTGGAAAGGCGTATTATACGCCCACCAGGTAACTCAGCCTTACGGGACCGTGTTGCCCCGACAGCCTCATCTAAGAGAGCCCACCGGTTAAACATAGCCCTTATGAGCTGATTGGAGCCACGATCGGAAGCATCACTCAGATCGAGTGTTGCGGTTCGGTTATCAATCGAACCTTGACGAGCCATTTCCTGGTTAGGAATTTGGTCGTCAAATCCAATCAACTGTGAGAGGAGTTCATCCCCCTCATAGTGTCTGAGGAAACTGCCATAAAGCGCCTGCTGCATATACTGCATGCAGGTTGGCTCCATAGCAATTACCCTCGGTGTCTTCAACGTCTTAGGAACCAGAGTAACCTTCACAGGTTGCTCGGAACCGGGTTCGAGGATGGACACCTTACGTAACTCCGGATAAAACCGGTAGTTAGGAATAAGGTACTCAGAAGCAGGAAAAACTGCTTCGAGTCGTCTGGTCCAGGTAGGCTGTTCGTATTTTCTGTTACCAGAAATACCATCAGCTGTAGATCCTGGTCCATGCTTCGGTACGAGGTTTCCGTAAAAGATATCTCTATCCCAACGGGTAAATACCTGCCCGAATAGCAAATTTGACATTTGCGTGAACTCAGCAATATCTTTTCCGCTG